CAAAGAGATTCGCGCGAAGTCGCCGCGCCGAACTGGCGAATACGCGAAAGGTTGGGCGCGGAAGAAGCAGGGCAGAGACGGCGAAATCCGCTATGTCATCTACAATCGCAAGAAACCGTGGCTCGCCCACCTGCTCGAATTCGGTCATGCGAAGCGCGGCGGTGGGCGCGTAGCCGAGCGGCCGCACATCCGACCTCCGGCCGACAAGGAGATTGAGGCGTTCCAAAACCGTGTCCGTGCGATCATCCGGAACGGAGGGTGATGTGGCGTGACGCTGCAGGAGCTTTACACGGCACTCAAGGCGATCGGGTATCCGGTCGCCTATTCGCATTTTGAGGATACGCCGCAGAATCCGGCACCGAAGCCGCCGTTTATTACCTATGCGTTTGCGTACTCGTCCGACCTCATGGCCGACAACGTCAACTACGTCGAGATTCCAAATATCCAAATCGAGCTGTACACAGACAAGAAGGATCTGGCGGCGGAGATAAAAGTGCAGAACAAACTCAAGGAGCTCGGGCTACCGTACGCGAAGACCGAGACCTACATCGAGGACGAGAAGCTTTTTCAGGTGATCTATGAAATCCAACTGATTGGAGGGTAACAGAATGTCCCAGAACAAAGTGACGTTCGGGCTGGAGCGCGTCCATATTGCATTCTTCGACGACTCCAACCCGGAGCAACCGGCATGGAAGACGCCGATCCCGATTCCGGGCGCTGTCCGCTGGACGCCGACGGCCGTCGGTGAAGCGACGAACTTTTACGCCGACAACACACTGTACTTTTCGTACACCGCGAACAACGGCTACACCGGCGAACTTGAGATGGCGAACGTACCGGACGCGATTCTCGCGGAGATGCTCGGTTGGGAGATTGACGAAAACGGTGCACTGATCGAGGTTTCCGACGCGATTCCGAAGCATTTCGCCCTGATGGGGCAGATTCAGGGCGACAAGCGCAACCGCCGGTTCGTCTACTACGACTGCATCGCGTCCCGGCCTGCGAAGGAGCGCACGACGAAAGCTGAGTCGATCACGCCGACGACGGACGTGCTCAACCTGACGATCAGCCCGATCGAGATCGACGGCAAGATGATCGTCCGCGGCGAGATGGAGCTGTCGGATACGAACGCGACCGCATACAACGGCTTCTTTAGCGCCGTGTACACGCCGTCGTTTACGCCGGAGGTGTAACATGCGAGAAATCATGGTCGGCGACAAGACGTTGAGGCTCAGGGGATCGGCCCTGAGCCTCTTGCATTACCAACAAGAGTTTGGCCGGGACCTACTCGGCGACATGGTCGGGATGATGACGGGTCTGGCTGGGTTTCAGACGTTCGCTGGCGGCGAGGTTGACCCGGCGAAGCTCGACCTGAGCAAGCTGGACTCGGTGGCGATCCTTCGGCTGGTGTGGACGCTGGCGCGGACGGCCGCAGGCATCAACGCACCGTTCTCGTCGTTCGCGAAATGGCTCGAGGAGCATGAGGAGCTCGACGTTTTTGACCCCGAGCTGCTGACTGCGGCGATGGAAGAGGCAACGAAAATCTTTTTTCGTCGAAACAAAACCGTGGCACCGGCGGCCCAAAGGTGACTCGCGGAATCAATGTGAACGGGCCGACATCAACATCCTTGCAACGGCCAGAAGAATTGGACTCAGCATGACGGAGCTCGACATGCTGACCATGCAGGACTTTTTCGATCTTGTCTATGCCTACATGGGCGACGATCCAAATGCGCCACGCGAGGCGACGCAGGAAGACATTGACGCATTTTTTCGTATGTGAGGAGTGAAACCGATGCAGAAAGTCGTCTGCAATGCAGGGTGCCAGAAGGAGTTTGTATTGATCGAAGTGGGGACCGCTCATATCGGAGATGACATTGAAGCGGTCGGTTTCACCTGCTCTCACTGCGGCCGTTTTTACGGTCATTATCAAAATACAAAAATCATGCGCCTGCAGGAAGAACAACAGGCGTTAATGAGAAGAGGAAAACACGCACAAGGAAAAGCGCTGCGGAGACTGCTGCAGCTGATCGAAAACAAGAAAGCTGAGATAAGTGCCGAAATGAACCGGCTGCGCGCCATTGTGGAAGGTGGTGCGCATGGCTGAGACAATTCGCGGGATCAACGTTGTCATCGGCGCCGATACAACGGGGCTGTCGAAAGCCCTCTCAGACGTCAATAAGCGATCGAAAGACATCCAATCCGAACTCAAGCAGGTCGAGAAGTTGCTTAAACTCGACCCTTCAAATACAGAGCTCCTCGCACAAAAGCAGAAGCTGCTCGGCGATGCCATCGCGAACACCCGGGAGAAGCTTGACCGGCTGCGCGCCGTGCAGGAACAGGTCAATGAGCAATTTGCCCGTGGCGAGATCAGCGAGGGCCAGTACCGCGCGTTCCAGCGCGAGGTCGTGAAGACCGAGCAAGAGCTCGCGTCTCTCGAAAAACGACTGGAATCGGTGCATCCCGACGTCCAGCAGCTCGGCGACGAGCTGGAAGATGCCGGCCAGCAAGCGAAGACGGCTGGTGACCGATTTAAGGAGGCCGGCGACAAGCTCAAGTCTGCCGGCGAAGCCATGACAAACGCCGGCAAAAAGCTCTCTGTCGGCGTCACTGCGCCGATCGTCGGGCTCGGTACGGTTGCCACAAAAGCGGCTGTCGACTTTGAGAGCGCCTTTGCCGGCGTCCGCAAGACGGTTGACGCAACCGAGGAGCAGTTTGCGCAGCTGGAGCAAGGCATCCGTGATATGTCCAAACGCATGCCGGCAGCAGCGACAGACATCGCGGCTGTCGCGGAAGCGGCCGGTCAGCTCGGCATCGAGACGGACAACATCCTAAAATTTACCGAGACGATGATCGGCCTCGGGGAAGCGACGAACCTCACCGCCGAGGAAGGCGCAACACAATTTGCCCGCTTTGCCAATATCGTCGGCATGTCGCAAAGTGACTTTGACCGGCTTGGATCGGCAGTAGTCGCCCTCGGTAATAACTTTGCCACAACCGAAGCTGAGATCGTGGAAATGGGATTGCGACTGGCCGGTCAAGGTGCACAAATCGGCATGACCGAGGCGCAGGTTATGGCGCTGGCCGCCGCTATGTCGTCGGTCGGTATCGAGGCGGAAGCTGGCGGCACGGCAATGAGCACCGTGCTCAAGCGTATGCAAAACGCCGTATCGCTCGCTGGAGAGGACCTGGATAAGTTTGCGGCCGTCGCCCGGATGTCGGCGGAGGAATTTGCGCGAGCGTTTCAGGCGGACCCGGCGACCGCGTTACAGGGGTTTATCGACGGTCTGGCTGAGTCGAGCCGAGCTGGCGAAAACTTGACGCTCATCCTAGATGATCTCGGCATCACCGGCATTCGCGAGTCGGACACGCTATTGCGTCTGGCTGGCGCGAATGATACGCTGCGCGACGCACTCTCCACGGCGACGGGAGCATGGGAAGAAAATATCGCGCTGCAAAAAGAAGTCGAGCAGCGATATAGCACCACCGAGTCGCAGATGGGTATGTTTCGTAATCAACTCGAAGATGCGGCGATAACACTCGGCCAAGCGTTGATCCCGGCGCTCATGGATATGCTCGATGCTCTGCGGCCGGTGATCGATATGCTTGCCGACGGCGCGCGCTGGTTTGCTAATCTCGATGAAGGCACGCAAAAGGTGATTGTCGGCATTGCCGCTTTTGTAGCTGCTGTCGGTCCACTGCTTATGGTGTTGGGGCCGATTGTGTCGGGTATAGGTAGCCTGGTATCGGGGATTGGCGCACTGATCCCGGTTGTAACCGGAGCGACAGCTGCGGGCGGCGGATTTGCGGCAGTCATGACAGCCATAACCGGTCCGGTCGGCATCGCAATCGCCGCGATTGCCGGACTTGCTGCCGCGGCCTATCTCATCATCAAAAATTGGGAGCCGATAAAAGGATTTTTTACAAAGCTCTGGGACGACATATCGTCGTATCTGTCCCAGGTCTGGCGTAACATATCGGACGCGATGACGAAGGCTTGGAACGCGCTTATGGATAAGATCCGACCGATCCTCGAGGGCTACAAGACGTTTTTCTCCGGCGTTTGGGACGCAATCAAAAACATTTTCGCCGGCGCGTTGCTGCTCATCATCGACCTGGTAACGGGTGATTTTAAGAACCTCTCCAAGGATGCGCAGGCCATCTGGAACAATCTCAAAGACGCATTCCG